ATGGGAAACACCATCCTCATCTGTGGCTTGGCCATCTTCGCCTTGTACATGGTCTTCGCTGCCTACCTCCGCCACCGCGCAAAGGACAATGCCCTGCGCGCGCAGCAGCAGATGACCTTCCAGCACGAGCAGACAAAGCGCGCGCTGGCGGCTGCTCTGCGCGCATTCACCAAATAGCTCCTCCCCGCCCCGTAAGAGCCACACCCTGCGCTAGCCGCTTTGGCACACCGGCTATAGGTGGTTGCCAATACCACGCGCATAGGGCAGACAACCCTAATACTCTTGTGTGGGGGTGCTTTCATGAAAGCCTTGGCGGTGGCTGTTTTCATCCTGCTCATGTTCTGCCTATTCATATTCTGCTTGTGGCGGATCATCTCCATCACGCCAAGAGCCTGGCGTCGTCGCCATGAGAGCGGCTTCTGGGCTGCCACGAACGCTGTGGCCAAGGAAGACCGTGAGCGCTTCTTGGCTCGGCAGAAGGAAAAGGCCCAGGCAAAGGCCGAGTCAAAGCCAAAAGGCAAGAGGCTTGAATTTCGCATCGGCGTGTCTTCCTCTACGGATTACGACCCGGAGACGGGGGAAGTGTACGATGATGCGAGCTACCACGAGAACAAGAAGTTCGAGGAATGGGAAGCCAGCCTTGTAAAACTCTGGAACGGAAGCCTTGATATTGAGTTCACCTATGAGTCTAGAAGCGGAAGGACACGGCGCAAGGTCACGTTGCAGAAGGTTATGCGCAACGAAAGCGGAAGAATCTACCTGCGCGGGTACTGCCACGTCCGTGAAGAAATACGTACTTTTTCACGCGATAGTATCGCGACCATGATCCTCGTGAAGGGGAAGCGGTACGAAGTGGAAGATTTCGTTACGGATTTCCTGGGAATATCGACAAAAGAACTTGGCTGGGAATAGGCCCCTCTTGACACATGTTCCGTCCTAGGGCAGACAGCCCTATAGGCGCTGAACACGCCTTTAGCGTAGGACGGACCCACGCCCGTCAGTCTCCGTGGGCTTTTTGCTTTCCAGGCCCTGGAAGGCCCCTCGGCTGTCAGCCGGGTGTGGGAGAATACAAGACCCCTCGGGGGAATAATCCCGCCGCTCCTACGCGGTGTTCAGCACCCGGCCTTGCCCGTGAACTGGGTATGGCCGAACGAACAAACCGTAGGAGTTTCAACATGTTCAAACTCACTTCGTTGCGGCCAGGCCGCGCCCAGGAGGCGTCGCTATGACCAACCTTCCCGACGCCATTCTGTTTCAGGACGTGCCCATGCAGGTCATCGACCGCGAGGGAGAGCCATGGCTTAAGGGCTCACAGGTCGCGGCAGCCCTGGGCTACTCGCAGCCCAAGTACATTCATGCAATCTACGCTCGCCACGCGGACGAGTTCACCGAGGACATGACCGCCCTCATCACGATGCCGGACCTGCATCCCCGAAATGGGGATACAGGTACCGACCTGCTCCTACAAAACGTAGGAGCAGGTCAGGCGCGTGAGGTTCGCGTCTTCTCTCCGCGCGGCTGCCACCTCCTGGCCATGCTGGCCAGGACCGAGCGGGCCAAGGAATTCCGCAAGTGGGTGCTCGACGTGCTGGAGCACCTTGCCGGGCGCGGCCCGGCCTCGGCCAGCATGGAGCAACTGCGCGAGCTGGTGGCCGTGTGGGCCATGCTGACGGAGATGTCGCGTTCGGCCCTGCTGGCCCAGGTGCTGCTGCGCTTCGGACTCGCCGGGGAGGAGCAGCCCGCCGCCGCCGTGCTGGCCGCCGTGCGCTTCGTGCTGGACCAGAACGACGCCCTGCTGGCCAAGGGCCGCCGGGTCAGCCAGAAGTCCGTGCGAATGTACGAGGCCTTCACCAACGGCGAGCTGTTCGAGCCGGAGCTTGTCTCCGCCTTCTGGAAGCAGTTCGACCTGCTCAACAGCGAGCCCGGACCGGACAAGGAAAAGCCCGGCTGGCTGAACCACTCCCGCTCGCCGGGGCTGCTGGCCGTGAATATTCCGCAGTTCCTGCGGGCCTCGCAGACCTTCGGGCTGTTCGCCTTCAGCGGCGCGGAGCTGCGGCAGCTTCTGCGGCGCAGCTACCCGCGCAAGCTGGCCGCCGCCAACAAGACCATGCGCAGCGCGCACTCGGGCAAAACGGTAAAATGCTGGGTATTCTACGTAAAGGTCAGCACGATATCGGACGATTGCACAGGCACCCCCACCGCGCGCGGCTCGCGTCAAGAAACAGAACCCAACGGGGAGGGGCGGGCATGAGCACCGACACCGAGTACCAGGACGCCTTTGCCGTGGTCGCCGGTTTGGAGCGGACCGCCAACGATCTGCTTGAGCTGGCCCAGGAAAGCGGCACGGCCGCCGAAGACTTGAAGAACGCCATCCTCTCTGGAGGCCACAAGGCCGAGGCGCTCGACAGCCTGCACAAGCAGCTCGCCTGGCTGACCGGCGACGTGGAGCGCATGCGCGCCGCGCTCCGCAGGGAGGAGACACTCCATGCACGTTGAAACAGAACCCCTTGCCCGACTATACGCCCACGTGGAGGCGCTGCGCACCACGGCGGAAGGACTGCCCGAAGAACAGGGCGGGCTTGCCTTGCTGCTGACCCTCCAGGCCGAAGACATTGAGGCCATAGCCAACAGGATGGACGGCGAAGGCTGGAAGCCACGCGAAAAGCAGCAGGCCGACGCGACCACCAACTAGCCCCCCCACGTTGAGCCCCGGAGCCGCCGTCGACTCCGGGGCAATCTTTTTGTGTAAAAACTACACACCGGCACTTGACGAGTACACAAGAAATGTGTAGTTTTCTTTTCAGACGAAGGTTGACGGAGGAATGATGGAAAGTCGAGAGGTCATCAAAAAGCTGGAGGAGGACGGCTGGAAGCATACAGGGACGCGCGGAGACCATTGGTACTTCAAGCACCCCGACAAACCCGGCAAGGTCACTGTACAGCACCCGGTAAAGGATTTGTGGATCAAGAACATTCAAAGCATCGAGAAGGCGTCCGGGGTGAAGCTGCGGTAGGCGGCTTCACCGCCGAGCAAGCAACGGCGTCTTTTAGTAATTAGTAATGATTGAAATAAGTATGGAGAGAATTATGCACTACATTGCGGTTTTCCACCCCGCACAAGAAAAGGAAGGCGGCTACGTCGTGACCTTCCCGGATTTGCCGGGATGCAACACCCAGGGGGAGAACTTCGCCCAGGCGTTCGCCATGGCCCAGGAGGCCCTGGAAGGATTCCTGGACGTGATGCACCAGGACGGCGACGCCATCCCGGCCCCGTCCGACTTCCGTGCCGCAAAGGCCAAGGCGGAGGCAGATGCCATAGAGGACGGCGAGGCCCTGCACCCGGACGCCATCCTGCAGGCCGTGCCCGCTCCGCCGCAGAGCGCCCCGGTAAGGATCAACGTGTCGCTTGCCCCGTATGTTCTCGCCCGCATTGACAGGTACGCCAAGGTCGAGGGGTTGACCCGCTCGGGCTTCCTCTCTGTGGCCGCGCGCCACTACATGAACCAAGTGGCTGCCGAGGAGCCCGGCAGGGAACTACGGGCCTAGCCCGCGGCTGCGCCGCCCAGCACCCCTTGTGCCTGGGCTTGGGTGGCGCAGCCGCGCAGGGCCTCGCGCGTCGCCTCCGGCAGATCAAGCGCCGACGGGGACAGCGTGTGCGAGAAGCTCACGTCGACCACGAAGGTGTGGCCGCAGAGGGGATTCGTGCAGGAGCAGTAGAGGTGGCTGAAGGTGGGCGTGATCTCACGCGTTGTCGCAATGCGGGCCTTGGCGCGGCAGCGGTCGCATTTGATTCGCATGGTGTCCGACCTCCGAAAAAAACACAATCAGACTTTTCGCGTTTTGTCAAACATCCGTTGGCAATGCGGCAATTCCTTTGTCAACGTGCCTAGACCCCGGCTTCCTCGATGACCGGCCACGACACCGTGAGGCCAGGGCGAAGGCAGCTATTCACCTCCAGCAGAATCTCGCGGATGGGCTGCACCTCGTTGCGCGCGTAGACGGCGTCGGCCTTGGTGATGTCGCCGAAGCCAGCCGTGTTGGTCGGGATGATGCTGGCCATGGCCGGGGGTATGCGGTGGGACGCGATGATGTCATCGCGCGAAAGGTTCTTGATCCGCTCCAGCTCGTCCTTGGTGGAGAAGTCGCCCACCGGCAATATCTGAATGTCCTTCTCTCGGCCGTTGGGAATGTGCAGGAACATGTTGCGGAAGTTGCCCAGGCCCTTGGAGCCCTCGATGGCCGCCTTGATCTTGTTCCGCGACTCCTCATCGATGCCGGAGGAGGCGGAGTAGAAGATGTACCCCATGTGCGCGCCGTTGCGGTAGTAGCGCCGCCGGAACAGCGTCGCGTCCTCGTTGAGCAGCATGGACTGCACGGCGCCCAGGTAATAGGGCATGCCGTAGATTTCCTGGCTCACGTCGTAGTTGCGGATGTGCAACACCTCGCCCGGCTGGAAGGTCACGAACTGCCCGGTGATGGTCAGCATGCCATACTGTCCGGGCTCCTTCGCCCGCCGCATGTTGATCGCCGGAAGGTGCCGCAGGCCGATCACCTCGCCATAGAAGTTGAAGACCTTCTGCAGGTAGGCATTGGCGAACACGTTGTAGTCGGTGGCCACGGCGTGCATGACCCAGCGCGACACCGCCGTGGAGGGCACGAAGCCGCGCATGACCATGTTGGTTTTGAACTCGATGATGGGGCCGTGGTAGGCGTTCGCGCGCAGGAGCCGCGCCAGGCCGCGCCAGGGCACCGGGGTCTGGTAGTATTGCCCGTTGTCCAAAAGCCAGACGCCGAGGCCGTCCAACATCTGCCCGGAAAGGGCCGGTTCCGGGTCGCCGAAGGTGAAGCAGATAGGCTGATCCATGTCCCCTCCCGAGGATGTTATGCGCCGATGGCGACATCGCAGCCGCCGCTGCCGGTCTGGCGCGCGAGCGGCTCGGCGGCCAGGGCGTGCATGATCGCCCAGGCCACGTCCGCGTGGCCCGTGCTGGCCGTCCTGTTGGCCGCGTAGGTGATCTGTCCGCTGTCGGTCACGACCTTCCGAATGGTCATAAAGGCGTGGCCTATTTCCGTTTCCGCGGCGTCCCACTCCAGCCGCCCTTCCTCCATGACCTCCAGCGCCTTGAGCACCAGGGCGGTCTTGGTCTGGACGGAGTAGATGATGGGCGTGGCCTGCGGGCAGAACTGCCGGACCTGCTCATACACGCCGATGCCCGGCCCCGTGGTGTCGATGCCGAGGTGCGCGAAGCGGTACTTGTCGTTCAGCTCCTTGATACGCGCGGCCTGCCACAGGTAGGACTTGCCCACCCACTTGTACCGCTCGATGACCTTGGCCTTGCTGCCCGGCTTGAGCGGCGGCAGGATCACGGCGAAGCTCGCATCGTCGCGCGTCCGGCTCGGATCGTATCCGCCCCACACCGGGCGGCTGCCAACCGGGTGCGCGTCACCCTGCGCGACATCCTCCCAATCTTCCGGGTCGACCATGCAGCTCTCCAGCAATGCCAGGGCGAACACGGCCAGCGTGTCGTCGACGAACTCGCAGCCGAAGAGCTGGCGGTACTCCTCCGGAGAGTATTCGAGCCGGAGCTGGGCGGCGTCGAAGAGGTCGCAGCCACCGGCCTCCGCGTCGGCCAGGGTGACGATGTTCCGCCACCAGGTGTCGGGGCACAGCACACCGGCGCGGTGCGCAGCGGCGTCCGGCCAAGGCTTCGGCCTGGTGAAGCGGGCCTGATAGTCCGCGCCGGACCACAGCCAGTTGGCCTCGTGCGTCACGGCCGAGGGCGTGGAGAACAGTGTGCGCCGCCACTTCCGGTGCGCGGCCATGCCGGTGGCCACCTTGAACAGCTCGCGGAACTTGGTGATCCAGAAGAACTCGTCGATGTAGACGTGGCCGTGGTAGGACTGCGCGCTCTTGGAATTGTTCGAGAGGAAGTGCAGCTCGGCCGGGCCGTGCGCCGTGTGCAGGATGAGCGGGTTTCCGGAGAGCGTGATGTCGAAGGCCTCGCCCACGAGCTGCATGATGTAGGTGCGGAACACGTTCGACTGCGCCCGCGTTGCCGAGAGGAAGATCTGATTGTCGCCGGTCAAGGCCGCGTTCTCGAAGGCCTCCTGGGCGAAGTACCACGTCGCGCCGATCTGGCGGCTCTTGAGGATGGCCCGGTTGCGCTGTCCCTGGGCCGCGCGCCAGGCGCGCTGGTAGTCGTAAAACCGGAGGTGGAACTTCTCCTGGAACAGGGCGGGCGTCAGCCGGGACACGTCATTCTTGACCTTGGGGCCGCGCTTGCGGGCGGCGCCGTCCTGGGGGCGCTTCTCCGTTCCCCCCTGCGCCACAGCGCTGGCCTCGCCGCCGCCTTCCACGGCCCTCCGTGACAGCTCGCGCGCCCGCATGGCCTGCAGGCGCTCCATGGAGCCGATGAGCAGCTCCACTTCCTTCAGCTCCTGCGGGGTCTTCCCGTCGCGCTCCACGAGAATGGCGAGCCGCCGCGCCATGGCCTGCTCTGGTGTCTCGTGTGTCAGCAGGGCATCCCAATCGTCTGTGGCAGCCCAATGGTACAGCGTCCGCTTCGGCACGTTCAGGGCGTCGGCGATCTCCGCCACCGTGTACCGGCGCAGATAGAGGCCCCTGGCGGCCGTCTTGATCTCTTCCGGGTAGTGCCTGGCGCGGCCCTGCCCTTGCTGGTCGACGTGCTCCATGCCGCCGCCATAGCACCATCGGGCCTCGGGCTCGCGTCCTGCGTTTCCGAACGGACCAAAATCGGAAGCTAGGTCTTTGACCAACGCCCGCGGGGTGTGCCTACATGGGGGCATAGCGAAGCCCACCACAGGGCGCATCTTTAGACCATGGGGAGAGGGACATGTAATGGCGAAACTCACCACAGACTTCGTGCGCATCGGGCGTTCCGGCAAGGCCATCGACGGCCGCGACATCGACCCGCAGTGGTTGAGGGACATGGCCGATGGCTATGACCCGTCGGTGTACACCGCCATGATCTGGCCGGATCACCTTCGCATGACGAACTTCGGCAAGGCCTTGGAGCTGAAGGCGGAAGAGGCCGACGGCGTTGTGACGCTGCTGGCTCGCCTTGAGCCCAACGCCAACTACCTGTTGGACAACCGCTACGGTCAGCACCTGTTCTTCAGCATGGAGGTGGCCCAAAACTTCGCGGGGACGGGCAAGGCCTACCTCATCGGCCTGGGCGTCACGGACTCCCCGGCTTCCCTGGGCACCGACGAACTCCGGTTCTCCGCGCGCCACACGCAGCAGGGGAGCGTCTTCCTCCCCGGCGAGGCCTTCGCCATGCCCCAGGAGGAAGAGGTTCCCGGCTGGTTTGCCCGCTTCCTGGATAGGTTCACAAAACTCAACCCCAACGAGGAACACGAGGAGCCCATGAACAAGGAACAGTTCGAGGCCCTGACGGGCAAGCTCGATGCCATGACCGCCGACGTCGTGGTCTTGAAGGAGCAGGTCGCGGCGCTCTCGGTCAAGCCCGAGAAGGACGCCGCCAAGCCCGAGAAGGACGCCGCGCAGGGCGGCCAGGCCTCCGAAGGTGATGGCGACGCCGACCGCTTCGCCTCCATCGAGGCCGGAATGACCAAGCTGGGCGAGCAGCTCACCGAGATCACGAAGCGGTTCGAGACCGCCAACCCCGGCACCAGGGTGCCGCCCACCCAGGGCGCTGCCACTGGCGTCGACCCCAACGTCCTGTAAGGAGCGCGCCACCATGAAAGACCTGACCGTCCAACTTTTCCGCGCCCTGTGCGCCACCCTCGCCGCCAACTACGGCGTTGCCTCCGTCTCCGATGCCTTCACTGTGGTTCCCGCGGTGGCCCAGGCCCTTTCGGACAAGATCGTCGAGCAGGCCACCTTCCTGCCGAAGATCAACGTGCTGCCGGTGGATGAGCTCGTGGGCGAGAACCTGCTCGGCTACGCCAATTCCACCGTCACCAGCCGCACCGACACCTCCCAGGAGGGCAAGGAGCGCACCCCGCGCAATGTCCTCGGCCTGGGCAAGTACGGCTACACCCTCTTGCAGACCAATGCCGACGTGGCCCTGCGCTACGCGCTCATGGACGCCTGGGCCAAGTTCCCGGACTTCCAGGCGCGCTACGCCCGCTACGTGCAGCAGCGCATGGGCAACGACATGGAGTTGATCGGCTGGTACGGCACCTCCGCCGCCGCCACCTCGGACCCCGTCGCCAACCCGCTGCTGCAGGACGTGAACAAGGGCTGGATGCAGTACATGCGCGACAACCTGCCCGCGAACGTCCTGGTCGAAGGCGTGGCCGCCTCCGGGCTCATCAAGATCGGCGAGGGCGGCGACTGGCCGAACCTTGACGTCGCCGTCAACGACCTGCTGCAGGGCATCCCGGAGTACATGCGCAAGGGCCTGGTGGCGTTCATCGGCTCCGACCTCATCGCGCGCGAGAAGGCCTCCCTGTTCTCCGCCGTCAGCGGCAAGCCCACCGAGAAGGCCGCCCTGACTTCTTCCATGACCTCCTTCGGCGGCCTGCCCTGGGAGACCCCCAGCAACTTCCCCGGCCGCGGCCTGGTCATCACCTCCTACGACAACCTCTCGATCTACCGGCAGTCCGACTCCTGGCGCCGCCAGATCGTCGACAACCCCAAGAAGGACCAGGTCGAGGACTACTCCAGCCGCAACGAAGGCTACGTTGTGGAGACCCCGGAGAAGTTCGTGGCCGTGGAGTTCGCCAACGTCCGCCTGCCCGACGGCGCGGGCGGCTGGGAGTAAGCCATGAGCCTCATGCGTAAGCACCAGAAGCTCCTCGCGGCGTCCGGAGGCCCCGGAGCGGAGTCCCTCTCCGCCGGGGCGCGGGTGCTCGGCGTCATGCCCCAGGGCCTTATGGGCGGCAACAAGCTCGCCGCCATGCTCGCCGCCTCGCTGGAGGAAGACCTCAAGGCCCTGCACGAGGTCGCCTCCGTGGAGCGCAAGGCCGCGCTCAAGCGCGACATCCTGCTGCCCAAGTACCGTGACTACGTCGCGCGTCTCATGGGCGAGGGCAAGACCCACGAGCTGATCGGCTACTACGTGGTCTGGGCCTTCGACGCCGGTGCCATCGAGGAGGCCCTGCGGGTCGCCTTCTGGTGCCTGGAGCACGGGCAGGAACTGCCCGAGCGCTTCAAGTCGCCCCTGGCCCTCTTCGTGGCCACCCAGGCCCAGGCCTGGGCCGAGGCCGAGTACAACGCCGGGCGCTGCTTCCAGCCGTACCTGGGCACCGTGCTGGCCGCCATGGAGGCCGAGGGCAACGAGGCCGCGGCCTGGGACGTTCCCGACAGGATCAAGGCTGGCTTCTACCGCCTCCTGGGCCTGCAGGCCGAGAAGGACGGAGACCTCGCCAGCGCCGCCGAGAACCTCGAACGCTCCCTGACCCTGGGGGGCAAGGTCAAGACCGCGCTTGAGAACGTGCGCAAGCGGCTGGAGCGCGACGACAAGCAGCTCACCTCCGCCGACGGGACCGGGGAGGCAAACACCTCCGGCAGCCCCGCCCCCGAGACGGAGAACACGGGGAGCTAGACACTCCTCTCGCCACCGGGGCTGTCCGGGCATAGGCGCTGCGCGGGTGCGCAGAAACGACCGAAGGCCACGGACAGCCCCAACCTGGAGGCAACAAGGCCATGAGCTTCAACGCGCTGCCACGCACCACGTCGACCAAGGTGTTGGCCGGTGACGGCTGGTACCCGGACATCGCGGTCGCCGACTTCGCCGACAGCTACAGGCTGCCCGCGGAATACGGCGAGCCGCTCTTGTCCGACCATCTGTCCCTGGCCGTTCTGTGGGCGCGCAAGCAGCTCGTGACCTGGCGCGCGGAGCGCGAGGCCGAAGGCGTCGCCAAGCTCGCGGACATTTCTCTCTCCGGCGTCGCGGACGGCGCGACCCTGCTCTACAAGCGCGCCGTGTTCTGCCACGCCAAGGCCCTGCTGCTCGGCCAGTTCGCCACGGTGGACCGGCGCGAGGCGGCGCGCAACGAGGCCAAGGAAGGGGCCGACACGGCCGCCACGTTCTACGCCTGGGCGCAGAACGCCATCACGGACTTGCTCGGCCAGGGTCGCACGGACGTTGCGCTCATCTAGGGGGACGGCATGAGAAAGATCTCCGCGCTCGTCGCCCACCTCCGGGACGCAACCGGCCTCCCGCTGGAAAACTTCCACGCCTATGCGGACAAGGGCGACGTGACTCCGTCCGGAAAGCACCTCGGCACGGTTCTGCCCGAGGATGACGGCCCGGAGCGCGAACAGGTCGAGATCGGCGTCTGGAAGTACGACGCCGTGATCCAGATCGAGCGCTACCCCGGCGACGGCCCGTGGCTGCTGGCCATCGTGCTCGCGTGGCTGGCCGACGTGGACCCGGACCGGGACGGCCTGGCCGACCCCGAGGTCGACGCCGAGATCAACGACCTCGACACGGCGGACATCGACATCGCCGTGGAGTTCGAGGAGCGCATCGTCATCATCGAAGACCCCGCCGGGGGCATATCTTTCCGTGGACGGGCCTGGAGCATTGTTCCCACGCCGGACATCGCGGAAGCGCGGTCAATCTCCCTGGGGGGCGGCCATGCAGATTAAGCTGACCGCCTCGGTCGACCACGGCGGCGCGGCCCGCCTCGGCAAGCAGCTCGACTCCCTGGGCAGCGGAATCAAGGACCGCATGAAGCAGGCGCGCAAGCTCGCCGGGTACGTCCGCACCCAGGACCGGCGCAACATCCGCCGCCAGGAGACGGTCGACGGCGCTCCCTTTGCCCCGCGCAAGCGGCAGCGCGCCGACCGGGCCATGCTCGCCGGGCTCGCAAAGACCATGACGATTGTCTCCAAGCCGGGGCTCGGAGGGGTCGCCGTGACCTGGAAGAACCCCCTCACCGCAAAGATCGCCTACCGGCACCAGCACGGCGTCGGCGAAGACTGGACCCCGGAGAAGGCCGCGAAGGTCTACGGCCGTCCGGACTACAAGGCATCCTGCACCAGGAGCCAGGCCAAGGCCCTCCTGCGCGAGGGCTACCGGCTCATGGTCCCCATGAAGGGCGGCGGAAGGCGGCCCATGCGGGTGACTGTGGGCTGGCTCGAATCTCGTTTGAGCCTTGGGCAGGCGGGAATCATCCTGCGGCTCATGCGCACGAAGAAGTCCCAGGGCGCGCAGTCGTGGCGCGACAACGTACCGGAAAGGCCCTTCCTTGGAGTGACTCCGGGCGAGGCTGAAAAGATGTGCGAGAAGCTCGCCAAAACCGTGTTGGGCAAGGTGCCCAGATAAGGAGACCCCATGCTTGGACGCATACAGGTCAACAATCTCAACCTGATCCAGGGAGAGCTGCCCTCCGTCGAGAACTACTTCCTCTTCGTGGGGCGCGGCGCAGGCACCAACGAGGGCAAGCTCGTGACCTTGAGCCAAGAGACCGACCTCGACGCCGTGCTGGGCGAGGCCGACTCCAACCTCAAGACGCAGATTCAGGCCGCCCGCCTCAACGCCGGGCAGAACTGGTTCGCCTGCGTCATCCCCCTGGCCGTGGACGCCACCTGGGAAGACGCCGTCGACTTCGCCATGGAGCGCACCTCCGTGGAGGCCATTGTGGTGACGGACCCCGTCACCGTCGCCGCCGACGTGGAAGACATGCAGGCCAAGGCCGAGAGCATCATGGCCACCTACATGCGCCCGGTGGTCGTCTTCGGCTGCTCGCGCGGCCCTCTGGCCACCGAGACGTGGGCGGATTTTCAGGCCGTGCTGGCCGCCATCACCGCCAACGTGGCGGCCGACCAGGTCTCGCTCGCGGCCACCTTGTGGGGGCCGGAGATCGGCGCCTACGCCGGGCGGCTCGCCAACCGCTCCGTCACCGTGGCCGACTCGCCCATGCGCGTGGCCACCGGGCCGCTCGTCGGCGAATGGGCCGCGCGGCCCGTGGACAAGGACGGCGTCATCCTGGACATGTCCGTCCTCACCGCCCTGGACGCGGCCCGCTGGTCTGTGCCGCAGTGGTACCCCGACTACCCCGGCGTCTATTGGGGCGACGGCAACGTGCTGGACGTGCCCGGCGGCGACTTCCAGGTCATCGAGAACCTGCGCGTGGTGCAGAAGGCCATGCGCCGGGTCTATCTGCTGGCCGTGCCCCGTGTCGCCGACAGGCGCCTCAATTCCACCCCGGCCAGCATCGCCGCCGCGAAGACCTACTTCATGCGCCCCCTGCGCGGCATGAGCAAGAGCCGCAAGATTCTCGGCCTGGTGTTCCCTGGCGAGATCGAGCCGCCCAAGGAAGGCGACATCAACATCGTCTGGGTGACGAAATACAGCGTGGAAATTTGGCTGACGGCCCGGCCTTACAACAGCCCCAAGGCCATCACCGTCAACATCCTCCTTGACCTGACCAACTACGCGTAGGGGTGCAACCATGGGACAGCGCATCAGCGGAAAGAACTTCGACATTCACCTGGGCGACCTCGCTCTGAACATCAACAAGGCCACCCTCTCCATCGAGGACGGCACCGAGCCCGCCCTCGACGGCGGCGTGCCCAACGGGTGGGTGGACGGCGACACGAAGGCCTCCGGCGAGCTTGAACTCGACGCGCAGGCCGTGTCCCTGGTCATGGAGGCGGCCAAGTCGGCCGGGAGCTTCCGCCAGCTCGGCACCTTCGACATGCTCTTCTACGCCAAGACGGGCAGCGACGAGGAGATGAAGGTCGAGGCCTTCGGCTGCAAGCTCCTCATCGATTCGCTGCTCGACGTGGACAAGAAGGGCGGGGAGAAGCACCTCACGAAGATCAAGTACATCGTGACCTCCCCCGACTTCGTCCGCATCAACGGCGTGCCCTACCTCTCCGCCCAGGAGACCGAGGGCCTTGTGCGCAGCGACGACGACGACGGCGCCGATGGCACCAACATCGCAGAGGCCAACGGGTAGACCATGGACGCCGCGGACATCGCATCCGAGCGCGAGGCAATCCACCGGGAGGAGTCGCTGGCGCGTGCGCGAAAGGCGCAGGCCAGCGGCCCCAGCCTCGACACGTGCGAGAACTGCGGCGCTCCGATCCCGGAGGCTAGGCAACGGGCCGTGCCGGGCTGCGACCGGTGCGTCACCTGCCAGAAGGAGCGTGAAGAATGAACGACCATCGCCTTGCCAAGCAGCTCCTCACCGACGAGGGCCTGCGCCTCAAGCCCTACCGCTGCACGGCCGGAAAGCTGACTATTGGCGTCGGCCGCAACCTGGACGACCGCGGCATCACCGAGGACGAGGCGCTCGTGCTGCTCCAGAACGATATCAACGCCTTCTGGGGGCAGCTCGTTGTGGCCCTGCCCTGGGTTATGTCCGCTCCGGAGCCCGTGCAGGAGGCCCTTCTCAACATGTGCTTCAACCTGGGCCTGGGGGGGCTGCTCACGTTCAAGCAGACCCTGGCCCTTATCCAGGCCGGGAACTACGTCGAGGCCGCCGCCGCCATGCTGGAAAGCAAGTGGGCCGGACAGGTCGGCGCACGCGCGGAGCGCCTGGCCGCAATGGTGCGCGGCTGCGCACAGGAGGGCTAGGCGCATGGACCCAATCTCCATCGCCCTGGGGCTGGCCACCATCGCCCCGAAGATCGTCGGCTGGATCGCCGGAGACAAGGCGGAAGCCACCGCGAACAAGGTTCTCGACGTGGCCAAGTCCGTCACCGGCCTGACCGACCCCGCCGGAGCCGTGAACTCCATCAAGGCCGACCCGGCCATCGCCCTGGAGTTCCAGAAGCAACTCGTCGGCCTGGAGCTGGCGCTCGCGCAGGAAGACAACAAGGCCATGGCCGAGGTCAACGCCACCATGCGCGCCGAGTCGCAGTCCGAGCACTGGCCGCAGTGGTCCTGGCGCCCGTTCTGCGGGTTCTGCCTGGGCCTGGGGTTCCTCGTCGTGACCGTGTTCATTTCCATCCTCGCCTTCGACGCCGTGAAGGCCAAAGACGCGACCGCGCTGACCATGGTCCCGCAGCTCGTCGGGAGCTTCGCGGCACTGTTCGCGTGCATCGCCCCCGTGGTCGGCGTCGCGGCCTGGAAGCGTGGGCAGGAGAAGGTCGAGCAGGTCAAGGCTGGTTGCAAATGACAACGCCGGTCGAAGCGACGGACGCGCTCATGAGGGCCGGAGGGTACGTCGCGAGCGCCCTCCCCTTGCTGCTTCTGGCCGCCCTGGGCGGCGTCGTGCGCTCCATGCAGGCTGGCCGGTGCGGCCTCAAGGCCGTGGCTTACGCCGCCGTCAGCGCCGGTTTCGCCGGTGTGCTGGTTCATCTGCTCCTGCAGTCCTCGGGCCTGCCCATGGGGCTGCAGGCGGCCATGGTGGGCATAAGCGGCTACGCCTCCGGCGAGCTGCTCAAGATCATGGCCGTGCGCCTGTGCCGGTGGGCGGATAGCGCCTTGCCCGGCAAGGATCAGGAAAACACCAGGGGCTAGACGTGCCGTTCCGACCGGAGCGGCATCGCAAAATTAAACCGAGAGGAGAGGAGCCAATGACCAGGACCATCAAGCTCAAGATCGACGGCAAGACCGTGACCTTCAACGTGGATGCCGCCGCCTACGACAAGTACCTGAACGAGCTTATGCCCAACAACAAGATCGCCCCCGCGCGCAACTTCCTGCTGCGCACCGTGGCGGTCGACGACCGCGAGGCCCTCAAGACCGTGCTGGAGAAACCGGCCGCGGGGCTGCAGATCGCCTCCAAGCTCGTGGAGGAGTTCACCCCGGACATCGAGATCGAGCTGGGGGAGTAGAGGCGCGGGCGGCAGCCATCGGCGAGAGCGGGCTATCGCAACTGCTGGCCCTGTCCCGCCGGTGGTTTCCGGGCCGCGAGCCGAACGGCGAGTCCATGGCCGAGGCGCTGTTCCTGGAACAGGACTATTGGGAGAAGATGGCCACCGCCGTGGCCAACGGCATATCAAGGGCGTTCAGGGGGTAGAGAATGGCGACGCGACTGGAACGGCTCATGTTCGCCATCGGCATGCGCGACGAGGCCTCCAGCAAAATGGGCAAGCTGCGCAAGGCCATCACGGGCATGACCGAGACCGTGCATGACCAATTCCTGCGCGTCGGCACAGGGGCCATGGGGGCCTATTCGCAGGCCCAGGGCATCCACCAGCTCGTGGCCCCCGCCATCGACCTCAACCGCGCCGTCGGCGAGGTGGCCAGCCTGGACGTCGACAACGCCTCGCTGGCCAGCCTGCAGGCGCAGGCAAAGCAGTTCGCCCTGGACTACGGCGGCTCCGCGGCCGACGTGGTGCGCGCCTCCTACGACATCCAATCGGCCATCGCCGGGCTGAAAGGCAACGAGCTGGGAACCTTCACCGTCGCCTCCGGCGTTCTGGCGCGCGCCACGAAAGCCGACGTCGGCGTCATCACCAGCTACATGGGCACCATGTACGGCATCTTCAAGAACCAGGCCGACCGCATGGGCAAGTCGCAATGGGTCGAGCAGCTCTCGGGGCGGACCGCGCTCGCCGTGCAGATGTTCAAGACCAAGGGCGAGGAGATGAGCTCGGCCTTTACCGCCCTGGGCGCCAACGCCACGTCCGCCGGAATCGACGCGGCCGAGCAGCTCGCCATCCTCGGCACGCTGCAGTCCACCATGGGCGGCAGCGAGGCGGGCACGAAGTACAAGGCCTTCCTGGCCGGTGTGGGCACCGCGCAGAAGTCGCTGGGGCTCAAGTTCACCGACAAGGACGGCAACATGCTGGGCATGGTGGCCATCCTGGACAAGCTCAAGGGCAAATTCGGGGATACCCTCAACGTCGCCGAGTCCGACGCGCTCAAGAAGGCCTTCGGCTCCGACGAGGCCGTCAGCCTCATCAAGCAGCTCATGACGGACAGCACCGGCCTGGCCGCGAGCATCGACTCCATCGGCAAGGTCAAGGGCATGGACAAAGCGCGGGACATGGCCGCCAAGATGACCGACGTCTGGCACAAGGGTTCCGGGGCCGTCGGCGTTCTCGCTGCCTCCTTCGGGCAGCAGCTCCTGCCGCCGCTGGAGAAGCTCGTGGGCAAGGGGGTCGACATCATGAAGACCATGGTGCGCTGGATAGACATCGCCCCGAATCTGGCCCGCTGGATCGGCTACGGGGCCATCACCGTCATGACCCTGGCCGGAGTCATGGGCATCCTCTCCGCGGCCATCGCTGTGAACAAGATCGCCTGGCTGGCCCTGGGCGGGCCTATCAAGATGGTCATCTGGGGGCTCGGCCTGCTGCGCAAGCTGACCTTCCTGCAGACGGCGGCGACGTGGCTGCTCAACACGGCCATGTGGGCGAACCCGACGACGTGGATCGTCATCGGCGTCGTGGCGCTCATCGCCGCCGTGGGCGCGCTCATCTATTGGTGGGATGACCTCAAGGCGGCATTCCTGGACACGTCCTGGGGCAAGGCCATCATGGCGGTCATCGAATCCCTCATGGCCCCGTTCAAGCTCCTGGGCGAGACGTGGGATTGGGTCTCGCAAAAGTTCGGCCTCGGCACCTCCACCGAGGTGACGGCCACGGCCCAGGCTGCAGCCAAGGCGGCGGAGCTTCCGTCCGCCCCGCCCACGTTGAGCTCAATCGAAGCGCCGCGCGCCTCGGAGATCCCCGTGGGGGGCGTCCTGGCCAACAGCTCCGTCCTGAACCGTTCCAACACGCGGCAAACGACCATCGGTAGCGTGACCATCCACAGCGAGCAGCCCATGACATCGGGGCAGCTCGACGAGTGGGCGGCCCTGCAGGCGGGGTAAGGCATGGCGGACTACATCGACCTGCGCATCACCGACGACGACATGACCCTGGACGCCGGGGGCAACCCCGTGCTGCTCGACGGCCGGGCGAGCATCGCCCAGGACATCATGCACATGATCCGGGAGTCGGGCCTGCTGGTGGAGATCATCGCCAACCGGGACGCTCGGAAGCGCCGCGCGAACATCGTCAAGATCACCATCGCCGTGGACGACGACGAGCGGATCGTGCCCGGCACGGCCGTCATCACCGAGTCCGCGCCGGGCGAGTATTGGCTCACGGCCCGGACGGTCAAATACGGCGACTTGAGCCTGCAATTGGAGGCCTAGATGGCCAGCACCAAAGACATCGCCACCGAACTTTTCACCACGATGCTGCGCGAGTCCGGCATGCCCGTCACGGCCGACGAAATGCAGGCCGAGTGGGACGCCATCAACGCGGAACAGGGCAGCCTCATCACCAACAACAGCGCCTGGAGCCCGTTCTGGCGGCTCATCTCGGCCATCGTCACGGCGCCCGCGCTGTGGCTGGTCTCCCTGCTGGTGGGCACGGCCCTGCCCAACACCTTCCTGCGCTTCGCCTCCGGCGCGTGGCTCGACATCTTCGCCTGGGGCGTCGACGTGTTGCGCAAGCAAGCCACCGGCGCCCAGGGCGTATTGCGGTTCACTCGCTCCGCCGCCGCGGGCGCGCTCACCATCCCGGCCGGAACCGTCGTGGAGTCCCCGGCGCTGGACGGCATGACCTACACCGTGGCCACCATCGCCGAGGCGGTCATCCCGGAGGGGCAGCTCTCCGTCGACGTGCCCGTGCAGGCAGGGCAGCCCGGAACGGCCTACAATCTCGGGCCGGGGTACTACTCCATCATGTCCAAGCCGGTGCCCGGCATCGTCTCCGTGACCAACCTGGCCGACTGGCTGACCTCCCCTGGGGCCGACGTCGAGGATGACGAGGCCCTGCGCCTGCGGGCGCGCAATCAGTTCGCCGCCGTCGGGCAGTATCACCACGATGCGGCCTACAAGGCGCTTATCACGGAGTACGCTGGCATCCGCATCGACTACCTGTTCTTCGAGAAGGACGGCCCGCGCGGACCCGGCACGGCGAATTGCCACATCATGATCGAGAGCGGCATCCCCCCGCAGGAACTCGTCGACGCCATCAACGCCCACATCGAGGACTCCGGGAACCACGGCCACGGCGACGACATGCTCTGCATGCCCATTGACGCCCTGCCCGTTGACCTCGCGGTCGCCGTGTTTCCCGTCACCTCCGCGAGCGAGGAACGGGTGACGGAGCTGCTGCAGGCGGTCATGGATCGCGTCCGCTGCGCCTTCCGTGAGAACACCGACTTCACGGTGACGCGCACCCTGCCCCTGTCCCGGTTCAGCTTCTCGCGCCTGTCCGAGGAGTTGCACGCGGCCCTGCCCGACCTGCGCAGCGTCGAGTTCGGGCGCGAAGACATTGTCGCCTATCTGCAGCTCCCCACCCTGGCCAGCCTGACCGTAACGCGCGGGGTCGAAGCATGAGCGATGCCCCCACCCCAAAGCTCCCCTTCTGGATGGAAGGCGCGGAGACCGGGGCCTTGGCTGCGGCCGCGAAAGAATGGTTCTCCCGGCTCGGGCTGGCGGCAACGCTGCCCGCCCGCCAGCTTGACCCGCTCAACTGCACCGGCGCGATCCTCGACCTGCTGGCCTGGCAGCGCAACGTCACCCGCTACAAGGGCGAGCCCGAGCGCGCCTACCGGCTGCGCGTGGCCCACGCCTACGCCAACGCCAAGGACGCCGGAGGCGTGGCCGGATGGGGCCGCATCTTCCAGCGCCTGGAGGTGGGCGGCGTCTCCCTGGAGGAGCGCATGGCCGGTCAGGATTGGGACGTCATCGGCGTCGTGCTCTCCGACGACGACTTGGCCGCCAATCAGCGCCTGGTGGAGATCATCATCGAGGAGTACGGCCGGACCTGCCGCCGCTACCGGCTCGTCTCCCGGCAGCGGGTGGACGTCGCCGCACGAATTTCCGCCTTTGACCATGACCACATGACGGTCTGCGCGGTCATGCCCCCCCTGTCCATGGGGGTGCGCCTCGCGGCCTTTGACGACAACCACAGCACCGTGGAGGCCCGCCAATGAGCATCTGCATTACCCTGGCCGGAGAGGCCCTCATCGCCAGCCTGCAGGCCCAGGGCCTGCCCCTGGTCATCGACACCATGATCTTCGCCAACGTGCCCGGCCTGGACCCGGCCCAGGCCGCCGACAGGGCGCAGGCCGTGCCCACCGAGGACGTGGTGCATAGCGCGGACATCCCCGCGGAGTACCGGGCCTTCGTGAACCCCAACCAGGTCGTCTACTCCGTGCTGCTCGGGTCGGACGTGGGAGACTTCACCTTCAACTGGCAGGGCCTGTACTGCTCGGCCCACCAGACTCTCATCGCCGTGGCCGAGCTGCCCAGCATCGAGAAGCGGGCCAACGACGAGGGAACGAACACGCCGGGCAACAACCTGACCCGCAACTTCATGCTGCAGTTCACCGGCGCACAGGCGCTCACCGGCCTGACCGTGGAGGCCGAGGTCTGGCAGCTCGACTTCACCGTGCGGCTCAAGGGCATCGACGAGCGCGAGCGCCTCTCCAACCGGGACATCTACGGCCGGGACGCCTTCCTGGGCGACGGCTGGCTCCTGGTGCACGCCGCTGGCACCTACCACTTCGAGCCCGGCACGGGCTACGTGGAGGGCGTCCGCGCGGCCCTGCCCGCCCAGCTCCCCGCGGTGCCCGCTCCGCTGCCCTGTGACGTGTACCTGGACGTCTGCCTGGCGCCCCAGGGCTCCGACGTCGTCACCCTCGTGACCCCGCGCTTTGTGGCCCAGGGCGCGGGCCTGCCGGACTACGCGGAGGCTGCGCCCTTCCACACCCCCCACTACTGCGCCCAGGTCGCCAACGTGGCAGCCGACGGCACGGTCACGGACCTGCGGCCGAAGAACGTGCCGCTGGTTGACCAACCCATGGATGACCACAACATGGACCCCGAGGCCCACCCGAACCTTCTTGCAACCCTTGCGGAGCTGCTTCCTGCCGCCCCAACCGTGGACAACGGGTACGTCGGCGCCGGAGCAATGACCCCGGCAATCACCGACGGCGCGGCCATGGCAGTGGTGGAGGACACGACAAACCATCTGACCCGCAACGTCATGTCGTTCCAGGGGGCCACCAAGGACACCCACAGCTTCTTCAACTTCTGCCTGCCAGAAAATTGGAATGGCGGCACCATCAAGGCCAAGGTGCTTTGGAAGGGCGCGGCCGGATGTTCCGCCGGCGACAACGTGCGCTTCTACTTGGCCTGCGCAGCCGTGAGCGATGGCGACGCCATTGACCTTGCACTGGGTGCGGCCGTCAACATCGACGACACAGTGGAGACCGACGCGACGAAGTTCCGCGCCAGCGCCGCCAGCGCCGCCATGACGCCTTCCGGTGCCCCTGTGGCTGGGGATTGGCTGCGTTTTCGCTTGAGCCGCGACTACGACTATGGGGCCTCGCCCATGAGCGAGGCCGCCGAAGTATTGGGCATCGTGCTCCAGTTTGGAATCACCGGAAACATCGCCGCCTGGGCGTAGGAGGGGGGTACGAGATGTTCATGTGTGATGGTTCCGGTGCCGCCGCGCGTGGCTTGCCTGTATTCTTACCGAACACCGAGGCCGCAGCGGACGCGAACACCTTCGTCTGCGAAATGACCGGCGGAGCCGCAGCCAATGAGACGGGAGTCGGCGGAGGGCTCACCGGAGCCGACCTCGTGCTGTCCCAGAACGGCGGCATCCCGGCAGCTGCCAGCGGATTCCGCGTCTTGGACGGCGGCAGCCAATTCTTCACCTGGACCGCTGCGGCGCTCCTGGCGATGCTGGGCGGCTCCGAGTGGACCATGATGTGGCGGCTCAAAAACTGGGGGCTCACCGCGAGCACCTATCTATGCCGCCTGCTGGCCACTGACACCACTGTCGGCAACTGCCAGATCTTCCGCACGAACACCTCTGGCAACTGCACGGCAACGGGTGTGCTCGCGGGGGCCAGCGCCGGGAGCATCATCCTGCCCGGCCAGCTCAACGGCACCTTTGACGGGTGGTTCACGATCTGGCGCAAGGACGCGTGTCTGCACGCAGGGTTTCTCGCTGGATCAGCGCCCCCGACAGGCTGGGATTCCATCCTGCCGGACAACAGACAGGTGTTGCGCGGCTTCGGCTCCATGCCCGGCGTGACCTGGACGACACTCCACATCATTGGATCAAGCAACGGATACCCGGCGATGAGCGTAGGCACGTTCGTGGCGAGCAAGATCGGCCTCCAGGCCGCACCGCTGTAGGAGGTTCCTATGCAGTACGCAGAATATGCGCTCACGGACAAGGGCTACCTTGTGGAGACCCTGGGTGGCCCCGGCGAAATCTTCGGCCTGGATAATCGGGTTGTGGACGAAGACGGCTTCGAGGATGACCAACGCTTCTTGCATCTGGGTGTTGAGGGCTATCCTGCCGGAGCACTCGTCTGCTACGACGCCCCCGGCTCGGTGAAGACCAAGACGCTGGCCATCTTCGAGGACGGAGTGACGCTGCCCGAGGGCGGAACGGACATCCCTGCCGCCGATGTGGTGGCCCTGCTGGTGGCCGAGTACGGCTGGCCCGAGGGCGCCACGCTGGTGGGCGGCCTACTGGTGACACCGGAGATGTAGACCGTGTTCTGGCAGGGTATCACCTTCACCCCCCCGGCCGCGGTGAACGACATCGCCGCCGGGATCGCCGGGCACCTTGCGGATGCCCAGGAGGCGCTTGAGCAGGGCGCGCAGGCGCTCCAGGGGCTGTCCTTGCCCGAGCCTCCCCCGTTCATCGGGAGCGCGGACGAGCTGCGCGACAGCGCCGGAGCCCTGCTCTCCTCGCAGGCGCGCTACCTCGCCGTCACCCCGTACCTGCAGGGCATCGGCACCCAGCGCGGCGACCAAGCCTTCCTGACGCCGCAGAAAGCCATCGAGGTCATCGGCTCGCGCATGCTCGAAGACTCAATCAGCGCCGTGTCCGACGGGGAGTTCCCGACGTTCGACAACGGGCTGGTCATGCTGGTCATGGCCGCGCAGGAGCCGGGGCAGCTCGCCACCGCCTTGAACGGCTTCAACACGGTGTTCCCCATCCCGGAGCTGCGCCAGGCGGAGCGCAGGGCGAAGGCCCTGGCCACCATCGAGCTAGACAAGTTCAAGATACCGGAGCCGCCCAAGTTCCCCCCATGGGGGAACGCCGCCCCGGAACGGAGCGCGACCGGCCTAGCCGTGGCCCGCGCCTTGGGTGGGCAACTCGCCATGGCGGAGGGCCTGGAGGCGGCCAAGGTCTCTCCGGCGGCGAAGCTCGCGGAGTTCACCTCTAAGCTCTCCGCATCCGCCACGCAGCGGCTGCAGGACATGCAGGCCCTGGCCGAGGGCATGACCGGGGCGAGTGACGCCTGGCATGGCATCTACCTGGAGGGCGCGGTGGCCACCCTGGCCCCTCTGCTTGCCAAGTTCGCGCCGCCTTTGGACGATTCCTTCAAGTGCTGCGTGAGCGTTTGCTGGTACGGCACCAAGAGCCAGGTGGCCTACTTCAAGGAGGCCTTTGGCCTGACGAACCCCCTGGAGGGAATCCTGTGAGCTTCCTGCTACTCGATGACTTCACCGTGCCCGGCTATGGCCTGCAGACGTCTCTCTCGAACAAGTTCAAGGATGAGGACGCCTCCGGCGAGACCTCGTCGACCTCCACGGCCAAGAAGGGCACCAAGGGCAAGCGGCTGGAGTGCAAGATTTACATCCGCTTCAAGGACGAGGCGGACCTTCGCGCCCTGACGCGCGTGGCCGAGCAGACGAGCGGCGGCGACAACAAGGTCTACGCCATCACCAACCGCACGGCCAACGCGGCCGGGATGCGCCAGGGGCGCTTCAGCGGCGACTTCAAGGCCGACGAGCAGGAGGGGAAGCGCTGCTGGCTCGTGTCCTTCACCATCGCCGAGCACATCTCCGTGCCGGAGCGGGCGGAGTCCCGCGAGACGCCGAAGACGGCGGAGGCGCAGCAAAGCGAGGGCGAGACCGTCGCCTCGTCGACCACGAGCGGGGCGAAGCCGGAGCTGTCCTGGTTTGAGAAGAAGCTCAAGGCCGTCAGCGACGCGCTGGGCGACTATGACGCGAGGGGCAAGTAGTGCGCCTGCTCAAGCGGCTTGAGATCGACGGGGCCGAGGTTCCCCTCGTCTCCGAGGAAATCCGGCTCGACCTCGACAGGCCCGGCCGGGCCATCTTCCAGGTGCGCGCGGAGGCGGAGCTGTCCGGGCAGGTCACGTTCGCCCTGGGCTGGCACTTCTCGGACACCCTGACGCTCTTCTTCACCGGCGAGGTGGAACGGAGCACGGCCGTCGACGCCACGCAGCAGCGGCTGTTCTGCCGCGAGCTTTCGGCCCGCCTCGACGCGCAACACCCCCTCTCGCTGCGCCACCCCACCCTGCGCGAGGTGCTCGCGGCCTACGCGGAGCGCACGGGCCTGCGCTTCATCCTGCCGGACAAGCCCTACGCCTCGAAGCGCGTGCCCGCGTTCTACGGCCTCGGCTCCGGCTATCACGGCATGGCCAGCATCGGCGACGTGTTCGGCATCGAGGACTTCATCTGGCAGGCCCAAGGCGACGGGGCCGTATTCGTCGGCTCCTGGGCCGATTCGCGCTGGCCGGCCGCGCCCGTGAGCCTGCCGCAGGAGTTCTTCACCCGCGTGACGTCCGGGATGCAGACCGTGACCTGCGTTCCGGGCCTGCGCCCGGGCGTGGTGCTCAACGAGCGCCGGGTGACGTCCGTGCGCCTGGCCGGGCACCAAATGGAGGTGGCATGCAAGACGCCATAAAGGCCGCGGTGCTCAAGCTCTTCCCCGAGCTGTCCGGCGGCCTGCACCTGGACCGCTATGCCCGCGTGGTGGCCCTGGCCGACCAGCCGGGCGAGGGCGTGAGCTGCGAGCGGTTCCGGCCGCGCTTCGCCGTCGACGTGCAGATACTCACGCCGGACATGGAGCCGGACCCGGCCTACCCGCTTTACACGGCCGTGCCGCTGCCCGTGCCCGCCGGGGCTGGCCAGGAGTGCGGCGCGTTCGCCTTCCCGGAGCCGGGCGCCCTGGTGGTCGTCGGCTTCGCCTACGGCCGCCCGGACCATCCCATCATCCGGCAGGTCTACCCCATGGGCGTCTCGCTCCCGGCCGTGGCGCCGAAGGAGTTCCTGCTGCAGCAGTCCCCGACCGTGCTCCAGCGCGCAGACGCCGAGGGCAACTGGACCCGGCTGACCGACGCGGCCATCACGGACGATTCCATGTCCCGGCTGGTGCGCACCGTGTCCAGCGTGCGCCAGATCGCGCGCGAGCTGGTGAAGGTTTCCGAGCACTCGACCCTGGAAGTCGGCGGCATGCACACCGTTGAGGTCGGCACGGTCATGTCCCTGCTGGCCGGGCTGCGCGCCGACCTCGGGACGCTCGGGGAGCTCAACCTCACGGCGGGCGGCGACTCGACGCACTCCACGGCCGGGAACGCGGCCGAGACGGTCGGCAAGAATCAAAGCTGCATCGTGAAGGGCTCGCGCACCGTCAACGTGACCGGGGCACAGGCCACCACAACGGGCGGCGACCTGTCCGAGACGGTCGGAGGCGAGAGCACCGAGCAGGCCGAGGGGGACAAGAGCATCACGGCCCAGGATATCTTCCTGCAGGCGCGCGGCAAGTTCACCTGTACGGCGTACATGGGCAGCATCAGCCTCTTCGGCGAGATCATGGCTGCCCTGGAGGATATCCGCGAGGCCCTGGTGATCCTTTCCGCCCATACGCACCCGCAGGCTGGCGTCATAGACCAGGGCGGAGCCGTGGCCGACGAGGCCACGTCCCTGGGCGGGCACATCGGCAACCTCGGGAGCGCGGCGAACTAGATGGCCCAGCTCCCCGACATCCGGTGCGGGCGGTGCGCGAAGCTGCTCGCCCGCGGCGTTGCCCTTACCCTCGAAATCCGCTGCCCCCGCTGCGGAACGTTCAACACCATGAGGACCGCGAGTCCCTGCCCAGAAGGCCAAGAGCCTCGGACAAGGAGTCCTCATGCAGACCAAGAGCGAAGCGACCAGGCTGTTCCAGGGTGATGCCCTCGCCGTACTCCGCGAGCTTCCCGCCAACCACGTTGACGCCGTCGTGACGGACCCGCCCTACAGCAGCGGCGGGCAATCCACGACGACCCGCAAGGCCGACCCGGCCGACAAGTACCAAGTCAGCGGCACGAAGCGCACCTACCCGCCCATGCTGGGCGACAACAAGGATCAGCGCTCGTTCTTCGCCTGGGCCCAGCTCTGGCTCTCCGAGTGCTGGCGCATCTCCAAGGAAGGGTCGCCGCTCCTGGTTTTTTCGGACTGGCGTCAGATCCCGGTGATGAGCGACGCGATCCAGGCGGCCGGGTGGACCTGGCGCGGGGTCATCGTGTGGAACAAGCCCACGGCCCGGCCGGACAAGGGGCGCTTCCGCAATCAGGCCGAGTACGTGCTCTTCGCCACCAAGGGGCGACACGAACGCGGCACCGACCGCTGCCTGCCCGGCGTGTTCAAGCACAGCGTTGACCCGCGCCGCAAGCTCCACCTCACCGGCAAGCCCGTGGGGCTGCTGTGCGACCTGCTGGAGGTGGTCAAGCCTGGCGGCCTGGTGCTCGACCCCTTCCTGGGCGGCGGGACCACGGCCGCGGCCTGCCAGCAGACCGGCCGGGCCTGCATCGGCATCGAGCTGTCCGAGGAGTATTTCAAGGTCGCGCAGCAGCGCCTGGAGGTGGCGTAGTGTATGCGCTTCCTCGACATCTGCGCGGGCATCGGCGGAATATCCCTGGGACTGGAGCGCGCGGGCATGACCTGCGCCGGGCAGGTGGAACTCGATGAGCGCTGCCTCGCCGTCCTCGCCCGACACTGGCCCCATGTCCCACGCTGGCGCGACGTGCGGACGCTCCCCTTCGACGAGCTGCCGCAGGTCGACCTCATCGTCGGTGGCTACCCGTGCCAGCCCTTCTCCGCCGCCGGGCAGCGACGAGGCGCGCAGGATGACCGCCACCTCTGGCCGTACCTGTTTGCAGCCGTCAGACGCCTTCGGCCCGCTTGGGCTCTTTTTGAAAACGTTGCTGGGCACGTCAGCCTGGGGCTCGACGACGTGTGCGCTGACCTGGAGGCAGAAGGCTACGCCGTCCGGCCGCTGCTTATACCAGCTTGCGCCGTCGACGCCCCGCACCGGAGAGCGCGGGTCTTCATTGTGGCCCACGCCCCTGGCCGGGGACGCGACGGGGTCGCGCTCCAGCAAGGGCCGGGCGCGGCCCGGAGAGGGCGGTCTCCGGAGCTTGGCACAAGCGGCGCTTTGGCCGACCCCGAGAGCCTCGGACGGGGAGAAGGGGAGCCCGAACCAATCATACCGCAACGGATCGCCGACGCTCACGGCGCTGGCGCAGCCATCCCTGTGGGCGACACCAACGGCGCGCGACTTCCGCTACCCCAACAGCGCGGAGAGTCAGACCAGGCGGAACGCGAGGAGACCACGCGGGCAGCAGTTGGTCAACGAAGTCGCGCACCTTGGGCCGACGCCGAGTGGGTGCTGTGCCGGGACGGGAAGCTCCGGGCCGCTCCATCCGGAGTTCGTCTGCTGGCTCATGGGGTTCCCGGCCGGGTGGGCCAGATAAAAGGCTACGGCAACGCCGTGGTCCCGCAGGTCGTGGAGGTGATCGGCCGGGCCATCATGCACGCTGAAACCTTGGTGCCGTAGCCTTGCGCTGCTTCGCGCAGCATTCCCGTCCCCTCCCCATCGTGGCCGACGCCGAAAACGTCGGCCACTTCCTTTTTCAGCCCGCGCCACGGGCCATTCCGGGCGTCTTCCACACTTCCACGCCCCAGGCGCCGCCCCGGCCAGCCAAAGAGCGCGCCCGCCGGGGAAAAATCACTCCTCCGTGCCAAACCTTCGGGATTTTCGAGGCGTTTTTTGCAACCCCAGGCCCCGGCGCAAGGTGGAACGGAGCGCCTACGCTGTAGCGCCGGGAAGCGCCCCCGGCGCATTGCGCTGAAAGCGAGGAAACGCAAGGGCTGGCAAGCTCATAGCGCTGACGGGCTGGGCACGGTTGCGCGCAACAGCCTAAATGCAAAAGCCTTTTGAAGTGAGGGCGGCACCGTCGGAGGCCGAACTCGCGGCACGGGACAAAACGCCCCAGACCAAGCCGACGAACCGGGACGTTACGCCCTAGGCAGGCAGCATCCCGCGGGCCTTCGCCTCCTGCACCATGTTCCACAGCATGGTCGGGAAGTCCGTGCCCAAGACGTCGGCCATGCGGTAGGCCTCGTCGAGCGTCAGCTTGCGGCGGCGCTTCTCGAAGTCCCGGCAACTGCGCCACAAGCGAATGCCCGACGCCGCCCCGAAGACCCGCCTGCCGAACTCCGAATGCGACAGCGGCGATGCCTCGACACGTTCCGCCATGAGGGTGATGAACACCCGCTCAAAACTTTCGGTGTTTTCCATACCTTACCTATACAGGATAAAATGCCCCAGGAAAATCTGACAAAATGCCCTTGACACACTAGGGCATTTTGCCCCATGTACTCACCATGAAAAACGCACTCGCCATCCATCTCCACCGACTGGCCAGGCAGCACGGCTCGTGGAGCCGGGTCGCCAAGGCCTTGGGCCTTGACCCGCGCAACCTGCGCAGAAACCGGAATAAACTCATGAACCAGCCCACAAGGCGGGTGCTGATCCTGGCCGGGAAGCACCTCGCGCTGCGCCTCTTGCTGCGCGAGCTGCGCTCCTCCGGGGCCATCACCCCAGGGCAAATCAAGGCGGCCTGCAGGCGTGTCTCCATGACGAATCCCCCTAGCGAGTAGAGACGTGAAGCACCACGTAGGTGTCCAAAACGAGGAGCGGACAGCATGATCGAAACCGAAGCCACACCCCTGCATCACCTTGACGCCATCGACGCCTTCAAGCTGGCCATCGAGAAGAGCAACAAGCCTCTCCCCGAGATCGCAAAGGAGATGGGATGGAAGCCCTTCTTCATGAAGCGCGTGTTCAGCGCCGAGAAGTTCTACCCCTCCGTGGAAGACATCCCGCGCCTCTGCGCTGTCCTCGGCAATCAGGTCATCATCCACTGGCAGCTTGCCCGCGCCACCTTCTACGGCCTGGACGAAGCGCACCAGGACGTTGACTGCAACGCGCTCCTGCGCCGCGTGAACGACCTGTTCGCGGAGGTCGGCGACGTTGCCACCGAGGCCCGCGCCAGCATCGCCGACAACAAGCTGGAGCCGCACGAGTGCCGCCGTCTCATCAAGGAACTTTCCGACGTGCTCGACCGGGGCATGTCCCTGGTGTCCGACCTTCGCGCGCTGGAGCGGTCGGATGCCTAGCCCAGGGCGTAGCGACATCACGCCAGACGAGATCGTCCGCGCACTGCAGGCCGACTCGCGCTACGAGTTCCGGGAGGCCGGGGATTACCTCCGCAAAGGGGCCTGCCCCGGCTGCGGGAAGCGCACCCTCTACATCGGCAAGCAGCACCCCTGGGTGCTGCGCTGCGAGCGCCTCAACAAATGCGGCTTCGAGGTCTCCGTGCGGGAGGTGCTGCCGACCGTCTTCGCGGACTTCGCCAACCGCTACCCCCCGACCGAGCAGAACCGCGACGCCACGGCCGACGCCTACCTGGGCCTTGACCGCGGCTTCGACCTCTCGCGCATCCGGGGCTGGTACGAGCAGGCGGCCTGGGCCGTTCCGGGCACAACCGACCATGTGCCCACGGTGCGCTTCTATCTGGACGCTGCCCGCACCCGCCATTGGGAGCGGCTCATCGGCCGCACCAAGAGGGACGGCCAGAAGGCCCACTTCGGGGGCACGCGCAAGGAAGACGGCACGCTCTTCCAGGGCGACGTGTGGGCGCCGCCGGGGCAGAAGCTGGAGAAGGGCGACCGCTGCTTCCTGGTGGAGGGTATCTTCCACGCCATAGCCCTGAACCACGCCGGGCAGAAGGCCGCCGCGCAGTTCTCCTGCAACCACTTCCCGGAGGCCTACGTCGCGGAGAACAAGGGCAAGGGCGTCCATTGGGTCGTCGCCCTGGACTCGGACGCGGCCGGGAAGAAGTACGCCCGCACCCACCACAAGCGGCTCAAGGAGCTGGGCGAGCTGGCCACCGTGCTGCTGCTGCCCGAGGGCAAGGATTGGGACGATCTCTGGCGAGAGGGGCGCATCGAGCCCGGCTTCATTTCCGAGCGCCTCTACCACGGCCGCCTCTTCATGGCCGAGACGGTGGAGGAAAAGGCCTACCACTACTACGTGCGCCAGCGGCGGATGTCCTTCATCCTGGACTTCCGCAACGCCCTCTACTCCATCACCATGCCCGCGGCCTTCGAGAAGGAGCTGGCAAAGGAGAGCGTTGACCTCGCCGAAGCGCGCGCCATGCGCAAGGACAAGGACAAGGACAAGGACAAGGACAAGGAACAGCCGACGAGCGAGAACCCCATCGAGGAGTTCCTGAACTCCGCCCAGGGCCGCGAGCTGTTCAGCCGCCACTGCAACGTCGAGCAAATCTCGAACGTGCAGCCGCGCTTCCTCTACATGGAGCGCGACGTGGTGATGGAGGAACAGCGCTACGTCTTCGGAATCTCCTACGCCAACGGCCAGCCCGACGACCTCATCGCGCTCGAAGGCACTGCCATCACCAGCCCCGACGCCTTCCATAAGGCCCTGCTCAACCGCTCACGCGGCGGCACCTTCGACGGCGACATGCGCCAGCTCAAAATCCTGCGCGACCGCTGGCTGAACAGGCGCATGACCACGGTGCAGGCCCTGCCCTTCGTCGGGTACGACCGGGACGCCGCGGCCTACATCTTCCAGAAGCACGCGTGGCACAACGGCCGCAAGCTCCCGGTGAACGACAACGGCTACTTCGACATCAACCGGGTGGGCATCAAGACGGTGCTCAACGGCGTGTTCATCCACACCGACGGCAAGTTCGACCCGAGCTGGATCAAGCCCTTCGCCAGGGCCTTCCACTGGCAGGGGCTGGCCACGCTGGCCTTCTGGCTCGGCTCCCTGTTCGTCCAGCAAATCCGGGCACAGCACAAGACGTTCCCCTTCCTGGAGCTGACCGGCGAGCCCGGCGCGGGCAAGTCGACCATCCTGGAGTTCCTGTGGAAGTGCGTGGGCCGCGAGGACTACGAGGGCTTCGACCTGCTCAAGTCCACACCGGCCGGACGGCGCCGCGCGTTCTCCCAGGCGTCCAACCTGCCCGTGGTCATCATCGAGTCCGACCGCGACAACGGCGACAAGGACGCCAAGCAGAAGCAGTTCTGCTTCGACGAGGTGAAGCCCTTCTACAACGGGCGCGGCACAGGCACCCTGGGCGTGGCCCGGCGCAGCAACGACGTGGAGGAGCACCTGTTCCAGGCCTCGCTCCTGATCTCGCAGAACGCGGAGGTCGACGGGTCCGAGGCGCTCCTGCAGCGCATCGTGCATTGCCACGCGGACAAGGCGCACCACAAGGCGGGCACGCGCGACGTCGCCCGCTGGTTCGAGCGCCAGACCGCGGCGGACGTGGGCGGCTTCCTGGGCGCGGCCCTGGCCGCGGAGCGGCAGATTCTGGACGCCTACACCGAGGCCTTCGAGCGCACGGAAGCTCGCTACGCCACGGCGGAGGGGCTCCGCAACGAGCGCATCATCAAGAACCACGCGCAGGTCGCGGCCTGCGGAGAGGCCCTCGCGGTGCTCTTCCCGGACATGAAGGGGCACCTGCAGGAGGGCCTTGCGGAATACCTCTACCTGCGCGCCAAGGCCAGGGAACAGCGCCTCGCGGCGGATCACCCGCTCATCGAGCAGTTCTGGGAGGTCTTCGAGTACCTGGCCAGCGAGCGGAACAAGGGCGAGGGCAACCTGCTCAACCACTCCTCGGACGACAAGACCATCGCCATCAACCTGAACCACTTCCGCGAACTCGCCCAATCCTCGGGCCAGCCCATCATCGACCTGCAGCAGGTGAAGAAGCTGCTGCCCCACACCAGACGCCACAAATTCGTGGAGGCCAACCGGACCATCCGCTCGTGCCTCCTGGACAAGCCAATCAAGTGCTGGGTCTTCCAGCGCAAATAGGGAGGAGGAACACATGGCAAAGCGTAAGATGGAAATCACCCCCGAGCGTGTGGCCGCCCACGAGGCCGCAATGGAGCGCATCATGGAAGTCACCGGCGCCCGCACCCAGGTGCTGCTGGCCGAGGCGCTCCATGTCCGGCAGTCCTCGATCTCCGACGCCAAGCGCCGGGCGAGCATTCCGCCGGACTGGCTGCTCAAGTTCATGCGCACGCACCAGGTCATGCCTGAATGGATTCTCACCGGCCAGGGGCCGAAGCTCGTCGGCGAGGCCGCGCCCGCCGCCGTTGCCCGAGTCGAGGGCAGGCTCAACGACATGACCGTCACGCTGCAGGACATCCTCGACTCGATCACCGACGCGCTGCGCATGGCGCGCATGACCGCCGACGAGTTCGCCATGGCCAAGTCCTCCAGCATGACCGAGCTCGTCCAGGCGCGCGAAACCATCAAGAACCTGCAGGGCCAGCTCCGCGACTTGAGCGCGGAAGTCACCGCCCACAACTTCACCATGTAGGGCCGGGAGGGACCATGAGCGAGATCATCTACCAGCACTTCATCGGCAAAGGACCGGAGGCCGAGGCCATCATCGCGGAGGCCAACGAGAAGTACGCCGCGTTCATCGATGCGTCGACCGCCTTCAGAGAAGAGCGCGGGTACGAGAACGTCTGGCAGGAAAGCGGATGGAGCGGGCCTTACGTCTGCGGCCCGGTGTTCAAGGAACGCCTCGATGACAAGGCGGCAAGGGCGATGGGCCTGAAGCCGAAATGCCGCGTTGCGGAGGGCCACGCCTACGCCCCGCACCTGGGGACCAAGCTGGGCAAAGAACTCCAGGCGGCCCTGGACGTGCTGAACAAGAGCCGCATCGACCGGGGAAAGTTCGCCCTGGCGCAGTGCGGCATGGAGCACGAGGTCTATTCCGGGGGGCGCCTCGCCAGAACCGCGGCCGGATTCAAGGACGGCGTCATCGTCGTCAAGGTGCCCACCGGGAACGGCGACCCCCAGAACGGCAGCATGCCGACGCCCCCCGCCTGGCTGTCGCCCTGCAAAGAGTCAGAGGCCTTGGCGGCGCTGGGCCAGTAGAACGCAACAGCGCCCCTGGCCACCGGGGGCGCTTCAACACGGGAAGATTGCATGAACACCACCAAGATCGAATGGGCTGACAAGACGTGGACCCCCATCGTTGGCTGTACAAAATGCTCCCAGGCCTGTGAGAACTGCTACGCCGAGCGGCTGCACACCCGGCGCCACAAGGCCCTGCTCGCGGGCAAGATGATGCCCGACTGCTACGCCGAGCCGTTCAATAACGTGCGCTTCCTGCCGGGGCGGCTGGCGCAGCTCCAGGTGGGCGGCGAGCCGCAGCGCTTCTTTGTTTGCAGCGTGTCCGACCTCTTCCACCACGACGTGAGAGAGGATTGGCAGAGCGCCATCTTCAAGGCTTTTGCCTCCCGCCCGCGCCACACCTTCTGTGTCCTGACAAAACGCTGGGAGCGGATGCGCGAGTTCGTCACCGCCCACAATCCGGACTACGTCCACGCGTCTTGGCCCCTCCCCAACGTTCTGCACGGCGCGACCGTGTGGGACCAGCCGAGCATGGATGCGGCCGCAAAGCATCTGCTCAAGATGCCCATCGGCGCGCGCCTATTCCTGTCCATTGAGCCCATGCTCGGGCCAGTTATCATCCCGTCGGAGCTGCTGGCCCGACTCTCCTGGGTCATCTGCGGCGGCGAGGCCGGCCTCGGTGCGCGGCCCATGCACCCGGATTGGCCCCGCAGTCTGCGCGACCAGTGCGTGGCCGCCGGGGTGGCGTTCTTCTTCAAGCAGTGGGGGGAATGGGCGGAACGCCATGCCCTCCAGTGTAACGAGCCCGGCATCAAGGGGAAGCTCTGGCACAACTTCGACCCGGACACGTCCGTCTGCCGCGTTGGGAAGATGCGCGCTGGCCGCGGCCTCGATGGCCGGACCTGGAACGAGGTGCCAGCATGAAACGCGACCCCATGCTCATCGTCATCATCGGCAACGTGCGCCGGGCCGGGCCGGACGGCTGCACCCTCACGTGGATCAAGGCGCGAGTCAACGCCAGCCACCTCGCCATCGAGAAGGCCCTCGGGCTCCAGGTTCAAGCCGGGCTCATGACCGAGGAGAACGGCGTGTACAGGATAGCCGAGGCCACGGAAAAGAACACCGGAGGGGGTGAGTAGCCATGGAGTTCAAGGCTGGTGACATTATCCGAGGGACAGAAGGCGAAGGCAAGGCCTGGGCCAACACAACAACCCTCTTGCTTCTCTACGTCAACTGCATCGGCTCCTGCGAGCATGTTTGCGGAATAACGCTCAAGAACATCAACCCGCTGACCGGCGAGGATCACGGGCGCAACGGAAAGGCCGGCTCGTGGTCCCTGTGCTGCCGTCAGTGGGAGAAGATCGGCGAAGTCTCGCAACTCTCCGCAGCATCGGATGCCGTCAGGCAGTGCGTGGAGCGCCTTGCACAAGCAGAGCCACACAGCGTGGCGGCGGAGGTGTAGATCATGAGCCGCTACAACTACGGCGACCGCATCTTCTCGCGCAGCCACAAGAGCGGAGAGATCCATGTCGACGTGGCCGGGAGCAAGGTTCTCCTCGGCCGCGTGATCCGCAAGGACGGCAAGCCCGGCCGCGAGGTCGTCGTGTCCGCCGCGGACGTTTCCTACCGCTGGCCCTTCCTGCCTGGCCTGAAATAAGCCCCCGACAGCCCCGGAGTAGGAACGTTTTGCCCCAGGCCAGCGCCCGTTTACACCGCAAGAAATGCCGTGCTAACTCCCATACGCTGGAGGGCATGGTCATGAAGGGCAACATCTATTGCCAGCAGCGGTGCCCGACCTGCGGCGGAACATTGGTTTACGACTCCAGGACCGGCGTCTGTGCTTGCGAGTCGCACCCCGAGCAGGTCGGCACGGCGAAATTCAAGGTCGTCTACGGGCGATCCATCGAGCGGCGCTTCCCGACCATCAAGCAGGCGGAGCGGTTCCTCACCGGCATCCGCTTCAAGGATGACGAGGGCACCCTCGACCCGCGCGACTATCAATTTGACCAGCCCCTGGCGTTCGACAAGCTGGCCGACGCCTGGATCGCGGCCAAAGCGAAGACCGTGGCGCCGGGAACGATGAAGCCCTACAAGGCCACCATGAACAGGGCGAAGGCGGCCTGGGGCGAACGCAACGCCAAGACGATCACCTTCGGCGACCTCGAAGACCTGTTCCTGGAGACCGGCGAGAGCCACGCCGAGAAGACCGTATACAACGACAAGACCTGCCTGGAGACGTTCTGGAAGTGGGCCAGCAAGCGCGAGGGCGTGCCCATCCCGGAGTTCCCGGACGTGAAGTTCACCCTCGGCTGGCGCGAGATCATCACCCTCGATGTGCAAGCGGAGATTCTCGACAAGCTCGACGAGATCGCGCCCTTCCGCGTGGCCCTGGCAATCCGCTGGCTGGCGACCTACATAGCCATTCGCCCGGTGGAGATGCGCAACCTGCGCGAGGAAGACGTGAACGTTGACGGCCTGCTCGTGGTGCGCCCGGCCACGGCCAAGGAGCGCAAGCCGAAGCTGGTCCCCATGCTGGAGGAAGACATCGCGCTCGTGCGCTCCATGCCCAAGGTGCTCAACCGCAAGCTGCCGTTCTTCCGGCACGAGACGGCCTGGGGCACGGCCAAGCCCGGCGACAAGATGAGCCACAACGTGCTGTGGCGCTGGTGGCACAAGGCATGCTCCGCGCTCAACATCGAAGGCGTCGACCTCTACGGAGGCACCCGGCATTCGAGCGCGACGTCCCTGGGCGAGCACTTCGGCAAAGACGAGCTGCGCCAGAACGGCACCATGCACGGCACGAACAAAGCCTTTGAGCGCTATGTCCGCGGCGAAGCCAAGCCCCAGCGCGCCATCACCGAGAAGCTCACCGAGATGCGCGGCAAATCCGTACGCCGGTTCGAATCCCACGACGGAATCCAAACCGAGAATGTGGTCCGTTTGCCGGATGTTTGTCAGGAGCCACGTAACTAG